TTGCGTGCGTTGTGCGGGCGTTGCCTGTGGCCAGCTTGCGTGAATCGGCGCAGACGCCTCAAGCGTGAGGCGATCGTTGTTGCCAAGGTTGAAGAAGAACTCGGTTGCGGTAAGTGCTTTGCTCATGGTAGTTTCTCCGTGGTGAGCGTTGATGAATTGCCAACGAGTTGCCCCGCTGACAAACTCAATTATGTGAATCCCCCTTTCACAAGGCGTCGCGGTGCGTGGCTTTGCCCAGGCTGAACCCCACCATACCCCCACCCCCCCAACTCTGGCGAGCCATGCCTGCCCGATGCGAACACTGTTTTGCACCCGCTCCCACAACTTCAGTAATACTTAGTACTACAACACCCAACCAATACGACCCCAAAAATTTTATAAAAAATCCCCACAAACTTATGTCTAACGTTATACACTCATATAATTCAATCGTTCCCCAGGAATCCGGGTTAGCGCCGGGCGGTATCAATGTATCAGAGTGCAACAACGCCGCAACACTGCTTCATGTGGCCTGGGGAACACCTCCCATACGCCCATAAAAAAAGCCCCTGGCATTGCACCAGGGGCTGGAAGATGGGGGAGCCCCACCGAGGAGAAAGCAACTGCTTGCGCAGCCACCCGGTTTTAGTTTACATTACGCCCATCAGTTTCACAACCCCATCGTGTTCGGGATAGAACACGCAACAACCCCCAAGTGAAATGTTCGACCACCTGATTGACTTTGAACCCGAAGTAATCGCTCACCCAGGCGAAGCAAAGCCTGTGGAAAAACACAGCCCTGAGCAGGTGCTCGACGCTCAGATCAGCCCCACGGACTGGCTCAAGACGCTGGGCGCAGAAGACACCGAAGCCATCGCCACCAAGGCCGAGCAGCAGGCGGCACGCCAAGCATTCAACAGTGTGGTCACCGCCGCACCTGACGAACAGACCCACCACCAACTTGCCCAGATCAAAACGCCAGAGGCTGTACGCCATCTGGTGGGGATGCTTACGGCATACGACTGGGAATTTGTACAGCAAGCCAAGGAGCTGCGCGGATACACCGTGGCCAAGCTGGTGGAGGAGTGCGAACACCCCAACGCCAATATCCGGCTCAAAGCCTTGGCGCTCTTGGGCAAGGTGACGGAAGTGGGGCTATTCACAGAAAAGATAGAGGTCAAGAAGACCGATCTGACCGAGGAAGAAATCGACAAGAAGCTCAAAGAAAAGCTTGCCAAGTTCATGGATGTGAGCGACGCCGAAGTCATAGACATCGAACCGAGACAAGAAGAAACCAATGAGTGAGCGCATACTAACTCCTCAAGAAGCTGCGGCTCTGTACCGCAAGCTGCCCATGATGGGCATGCAAGAGAAGTTGGAAACCATGGAGTTGCTGGAGAAGTCAGAGCAATTCAAAGCAAAAAGGTTAGCGCGCACTGACATGATTGAGTTTGCCAAGCATGTCTACCCTGGGTTCAAGGTGGGGCCCCACCATAGGAAGCTGGCAAAGATATTTGCGCAGGTGATCAATGGCGAGAAAAAGCGTGTGATCATCAACATCGCGCCGCGTATGGGCAAGTCCGAGTTCAGCTCGTACCTGTTCCCGGCGTTCTTCCTGGGGAACTTCCCCAACAAGAAGATCATCATGGGCACGCACACTGCGGGCCTGTCCGAGGACTTTGGTCGAAGAGTAAGGAACTTGCTGGATGACGACGCATACAAGGAACTCTTCCCCTCCACCACCGTGGCGGATGACCAGAAGGCGGCAGGCAAGTGGTCTACCGGTGCTGGCGGCCAGTACTACGCTGCTGGTGTTGGGGGCGCTCTGGCTGGCCGTGGTGCCGATCTCTTTGTCATTGACGACCCGCACTCAGAACAAGACGTGAAGGCCAACAGCCGCTTGGCGTTCGATACTGCGTGGAGCTGGTTCCAGACGGGCCCGTTGCAGCGTTTGATGCCAGGAGGGGCGATCATCATTGTGATGACGCGCTGGGGCAAGCTTGACCTGACCGGGCGGCTGATCGACTACCAGACCAAGAACCCCGACGCCATACCTTGGGAGATCGTGGAGCTGCCAGCCATATTAAATGAAGATACAGAAAATGAAAAAAGCCTCTGGCCAGAGCAGTGGCCACTGGCCACGCTGAAAGCGACCAAGGCCAGCATCGACCCCCAGTACTGGAACGCGCAGTACATGCAGCAGCCCACAAGCAACAACGCGGCAATCGTGAGCCGCAAGGCTTGGCGCATCTGGGAGGCGGACGAGCCGCCGCACTGTGAGTACATCATCCAGTCCTGGGATACGGCGTTTGAGGCCAAGACCAGCGCCGACTATTCGGCGTGCACCACCTGGGGCGTGTTCTATAACGAAGAGGAAAACGACAAGGCGCAGGTCATCTTGCTGGACGCGTTCAAGGATAGGATGCAGTTTCCAGAGCTGAAGGCGATTGCGCTCAAGCACTATAAAGAATGGCAGCCCGACGCGTTCATTGTTGAAAAGAAGGCTGCTGGCGCGCCGCTTATCCAGGAGCTGCGCAACATGGGCATCTCTGTACAGGAGACCAACCCGAGCCGGGGCAACGACAAAATTGTGCGGGTCAACGCGATCGCGGACCTCTTCGCCTCTGGGATGGTGTGGGCCCCAGATACCCGCTGGGCGCGGGAAGTGATCGAAGAACTGGCGTCTTTTCCCAACGGAGACAACGACGACTACGTGGATACGACCTCCCAGGCGCTGCTTCGCTTTAGACAAGGCGGCTTCATCGCACTAGAATCCGATGAGCGGGACGAGCCCCGATACTTCCGTCGCCGAAGCGCGGCGTACTATTAAGGACCAAACATGGCCACGAACATTGACAAGGGGCTGTACACCGCCCCCACAGGGATTGAAGAACTCGCTCAGGATGAAGAGCCGATCGAGATTGAGATCATCGACCCGGAGCAAGTGAACATTGGTATCGGGGATATGGAACTGTCCATCACCCCTGGGGAAGATGAAGACAGCTTCAGCAAGAACTTGGCCGAGGACATGGACGAGGGTGAGCTGTCCACCTTGGCCGGTGAGCTTGCGCAAGATATTGAGAACGACCTGTCCTCCCGCAAGGAGTGGGAGAAGTCCTACGTCATGGGTCTGAAACTGTTGGGGCTCCAGTACGAGGAGCGCACCGAGCCGTGGGACGGCGCGTGTGGCGTGTTCCACCCCATGATCACTGAAGCTGTGGTTCGCTTCCAGTCAGAGAGCATCACAGAAACCTTCCCTGCCCAAGGCCCGGTGAAGACAAAGATTCTGGGCAAACAGACTCCGCAGAAGGAAGAAGCTGCCGAGCGCGTGCAAGACGACATGAACTATGAACTCACGGAAGTGATGAAAGAGTTCCGCCCCGAGCACGAGCGCATGCTGTGGTCGCTGCCTGCCACAGGCTCCGCGTTCAAGAAGGTTTACTTTGACCCGAACCTGGGCCGCCAAGTCAGTATGTTCATCCCGGCAGAGGACATCATCCTGCCCTACGGTGCGACGGACCTGGATACGTGCTACCGCGTAACGCACGTCTTGCGCAAGACCAAGGCGGAGATCATCAAGCTCCAGCAAGCTGGGTTCTACCGTGACATCACGCTGCCCGAGCCGGACAAAAGCAAGACGGACATCCAGCAGGCCAAGGACAAAGAGACTGGCTTTAACGACAACAACGATGACCGCTACACGCTGTATGAAAGCCATGTTGACTTGATCGTTCGAAGCGACGACTATACGGAGACGGACGACGGTGGTGAGCCAGTGGGCATCACGTTGCCGTACGTGATGACCATACTGAAAGGGAGCAACGATGTCCTCGCCGTTCGACGCAACTGGGAAGAAGATGACACCCTGCGACTCAAGCGACAGCACTTTGTGCACTACCAGTACATCCCTGGTTTCGGAGCCTATGGCTTCGGACTCTTCCACCTCATTGGCGGATACGCCAAATCGGCAACAAGCATTCTTCGTCAGCTGGTCGACGCGGGAACTTTATCTAACCTCCCCGGAGGACTTAAAACCCGTGGTCTTCGCATTAAGGGTGATGACACTCCGATTGCCCCCGGAGAATTCCGGGACGTAGACATCGGTTCGGGGCAGCTGCGCGACAACATTCTGCCGCTGCCGTACAAAGAGCCCAGCTCCGTGCTGGCCGCTCTCATGGACAAGATCGTGGACGAGGGCCGTCGCTTCGCTGCGACTGCCGACATGAAGGTCTCGGACATGTCCGCCCAGGCCCCGGTCGGTACTACCTTGGCGCTCTTGGAGCGGCAGCTGAAGGTGATGACGGCGGTCTCTGCGCGACTGCACTTCTCGTTCAAGCAAGAGTTGAAACTGCTGGCGGGGATCATCCGCGACTACACGGATGAGGACTACGACTACGAGCCGATCGACGCCCCACGCAAGGCGAAGAAGGAAGATTACAGCCACGTTGAAATCATTCCCGTGAGCGATCCAAACGCTGCGACCATGAGTCAGCGCGTGGTGCAGTACCAGGCTGTGATCCAGATGGCACAGATGGCTCCGGACATTTACGACCTGCCAAAACTGCACCGTGGCATGCTTGAGGTGCTGGGGATCAAAAACGCAGCGGAGCTTGTGCCCCTGCCCGACGACCAGAAACCACGAGACCCTGTTACGGAGAACCAGAACATCCTCAAGGGCGAGCCGGTCAAAGCGTTCTTCTACCAGGACCATCAAGCGCACATCCAGGTGCACATGGCTGCAACCCAAGACCCGGTCATCATGCAGTTGGTGGGGCAAAACCCCAGGGCGCAGCAGATTCAAGCTGCCATGATGGCGCACATTGCAGAGCACGTTGGCTTTGCCTACCGCCAAAAGATCGAGCAGCAGATGGGTATGCCCTTGCCGCCCGAAGACGATCAGCTGCCGCCCGAGATCGAGACACAGCTCTCGGCCATGATGGCACAGGCGGCCCAGCAGGTGCTCCAGCAGAACCAGGCACAGCAGGCGCAACAACAAGCGCAGCAGCAGATGCAGGACCCCGTCATCATGCTCCAGCAAAAAGACCTGGAGATCAAGGCGCAGAAGGTCCAGGGCGAGTTGGCATTGAAGCAGCAAGAGCTGCAACTGAAGGCACAGGAGCTGGCCAGCAAGCAAGGCGAGGACCCCCAGGTTGCTGCTGCCAAGGCCCAGCAAGAGATGCAAGCCAACGCCATGCGTCAGCAGCAAGACATCCAGGCCAACGCGGTGCGTAAGCAACAAGAAATGGCAGCGCAGCAAGCCACGATGCGCGTGTCCGAGCACGAGCA